CTTCATATGTCTGCAAAAGAGGCCCAGATGGTGAACTATTAGAAGCCATCGTTGAAGAAAAAGTATCACCTAGAGCATTACCTGAAGGTATCGAAGGTATTGATTATACAGGTGATGAAGACCTAAAGATTTACACTAAGGTTGTAAGGGATGGTAGCACCCACTTCTCTGTTTATCAGGAAGTAGAGGGCAAGCTAGTACCCGGCTCCGAAGGTCGCTACAAGAAAGAACTTATGCCGTGGATTGCACTGCGTATGGTTCACATTGATGGCGAAGACTATGGTCGTTCTTTCGTTGAAGAATACCTTGGTGACCTCAAGTCTCTCGAAGGACTGATGGAGGCTCTAGTTAGTTCCGCAGCCGCCAGTGCAAAGCTGGTGTTTATGGTACGACCTAACGCTTCTGTTAAGAAACGAGACCTTGCTACCTCTAAGAATGGCGACATCATTATCGGTCAACCCGAAGATGTACGTGTTCTGCAAACTGAAAAATATCCCGATATGCGTGTCGTACTGGAAACAGTACAGCGTATTGAAGAGCGTATGGCCTACGCCTTCCTGCTTAACACAGCTATTCAGCGTCAGGCAGACCGGGTGACAGCCGAAGAAATCCGTTTCATGGCACAAGAACTGGAAGCTGCCCTTGGTGGTGTCTATTCTATTCTATCACAAGAGATGCAGTTACCTCTGGTAAACATCTTGATGGATAGAATGTCTACATCCAAGAAGATTCCAAAGTTGCCTAAGGGAACGGTAACCCCTGTCATCGTCACTGGTGTTGAAGCACTGGGGCGTGGCAATGACCTCAACAAACTCAGGACTTATATCCAAGACCTTGTAGCCTTGGCACAAGCAAACCCTGAGACCATCCAGCGTATCAACTTTGGTGACCTTGTTGCACGACTAGCGACAGGACACGGTATTGATACCACTGGCCTAATCAAGACTGATGAGCAACTTCAGGCTGAACAACAGGCTGCAATGGAAGCACAACAACAACAAATGATGATGCAGACAATGCAGGATGTAGCCCCCGGTGTTGCTAAAGAAATGACTAAGGCTGGGATGGAAGAACCACAGGAACAGTAATGACTGACACAAAACCTATGTCTCTGAAGAAGGACAACCCCAAAGCTACTCCTAAAAAAGAGGAGTATCCAGCGTGGCCCGGAGCGGAAGATGCCGAAATTGGTGTGAAATACATTAATGCAAAAGGCAACATCATCCAGAAGGGGCGTGTTGATGGCTGATACTGTACAAGTTGAAGGTAATCTAACTGGCGCAGAAGCCCCCGTTGAAGAACAACAGGGGGCTGAACGCCCTGAATGGTTGCCTGAAAAGTTTAATTCGCCTGAAGATTTAGCAAAGGCATATGGTGAACTCGAAAAGAATTTCACTAAGTCTCGACAAGAAGAAGCTGAACCAGCCGCAGAGGAACAACCTCAGGAAGCTGATGAAGCACGAGAAACTGTTGAGAATGTCGGGCTAGACTTTGACGCTATGAGCCAAGAGTTCATGGAGTCAGGCGAACTTTCTGAGCAAACATACTCTGACCTAGAAGCACGAGGCATCCCAAAGGAAGTCGTTGATGGCTACATCCAAGGTCAGATGGCACTTGCACAAAATGTTCAAGGTCAAATCTACAATTCAGTAGGTGGTGAAGACAACTATCAGGAGATGGTAGAGTGGGCATCTGACAATATGTCTGACGCAGAAATTGATGCGTATAACTCTGCTGTAAACTCAGGTAGCCTTGACCAAGCACGACTGGCTGTAGAAGGACTGTCAGCCCGTTATCGGGCAGTTAATGGTACAGAACCTAATCTGGTTGGAGGTAAAGCCTCTGCGTCCGTGGACACATACCAGAGTTGGGCGCAAGTCACCGCTGACATGGCACGACCTGAATATCAAAAAGACCCGGCCTTCCGGGAGTCTGTCCAGCAAAAGCTAGGACGGAGTAATATTTCCTAGTCAGCCTACCAAGGCTGCTAGAGTTCTACCCACCACGCAAAAACCTTGGCCCTCTGCGGAGGATACCCTTGCGTGTGAAGTGTGGATTGGTTGGAGAACACTAATAAACAACCCAACTTTTCTATACGAGGATTACGAAAATGGCTAACGCTAACGTATCCGAAATTGGTAAGGTAAATAATGCCGGTACCGCAGACGCTCTCTTTCTGAAAACGTTTGCTGGCGAAGTCCTTACTTCTTTCGAACAAGCTACTGTGACTGCCGACAAGCATATGGTTCGCACTATTGCTAACGGTAAGTCTGCACAATTCCCAGTGATGGGTCGCAGTTCTGCATCTTATCACACACCGGGCAACGAAATCACAGGTACAGACCTGAACCACGCTGAGAAGGTCATCACAATTAACGACCTGTTGATTTCAAGCCACTTCATCGCAAACATTGATGAAGCTAAGAACCACTATGACATCCGCTCTGTGTACTCACAAGAGATGGGTCGTGCGCTTGCTTTCCAAATGGATAAGCACGTTCTACAGACTATGCTGCTTGCTGCTGCTGGTACTGCAAACGTTGGTGATACAGGCTACAAAGCTGGTACAATCATCACAGACGCTGACTCAAACACAAGCGCAGATTCATTGATTGGTTCAATCTTTGATGCTGCTGAAGCACTTGATGACGCATATGTTCCAACTGAAGGTCGTTGTGCCTTCTTGAAGCCAGAGCAATACTACTTGCTTGCTAACGCTTCTAACGCAGTGAACGTAGACTTCTCAGGCTCAGGTTCTATTGCTGCTGGTACTGTACCGCAGATTGCTGGTATCAACCTAATCAAGACACCACACCTACCAACAACAAACATCACAACTGGTGTTGAAGCTGGTGGTACAGGTACTCGTCAAGCGGTTGATGCACGTAATACAACAGCTATCATCACACACCCATCTGCTGTGGGTACTGTGAAGCTGATGGACTTGGCTGTCGAGTCAGAATACGACATTCGCCGTCAAGGTACTCTTATGGTTGCTAAGTACGCAATGGGCCACGGTGTCCTGCGTCCAGAAGCTGCTGTACAGATTCAGACTGCTTAATTGTTTCTCTAGCGGAGGCTCTTCGGGGCTTCCGCTTTTTTTTACCTTTAAGGAATTATCATGGCTAGTACGACACCCACCTCAGAACTAGAAGCTGTCAACATTATGCTGTCTGCCATTGGTGAATCTCCAGTGTCCAGCCTTGATGACCCATCTCTAGTTGATGTTGCTATTGCAAAGTCCGTCCTAGACGAGACTTCAATCAGTGTCCAAACGCAGGGTCTTCACTGTAATACAGAGATTGACTACCCTCTTGAGGCAACTGATGACGGGGAAGTCCTCGTCCCCTCGAACTGTGTACACATTGATACCACTGGCTCTAGTAGCAGTGTAGATGTGGTTCAGCGAGGCTCTAAATTATATGACAGAGAGAAGCGCAGTTATACAAAGTTCTCAGGAACACTGTATGTAAATATGGTGCTGCTTCTTTCTTATGACGAACTACCACAACACGTTAGACGTTATATCACTGTGAAAGCTGCAAGACGTTTCCAGAACCGCTTTATGGGTTCAGAGACATTATATGGCTTTAGTCAGGCTGATGAAGCTGAGGCTCAGATTGAGTTCGAGCGTCAGGAAGCCTCAACAGAAGATAATAACATTCTGACAGGTAGTTACGACACCTCCAAGATTATCATCCGTGGTGCGCCACGAAGAGCAGTAAGGTAATTATCATGCCCCTTGTAAGCACAGGTATCCCTAACCTCCTAAATGGGGTTAGTCAGCAGCCCTCTGCGCTGCGACAGGTAACACAGGGGGAGACACAGACCAATGCTATCTCATCTATTATTGATGGGCTGGTTAAGCGTCCCCCTACAGAACACATTGCAAAGGTACTGTCGTCATCCGTTAGTAATGCCGCAGTCCATGTAGTCAACCGGGATGAAGACGACCAGTATATCATCGTTGTCACTGCCACTAACAGTTCAGCTAACATCTATGCGTTTGACTTAGATGGGACTGCTGTAACGGTAAACGTGCCGGATGGTAAGGCGTATCTATACACAGATGACCCAGCGAAGGACTTACAGTTCCTCACTGTGGCTGACTACACTTTTGTTGTAAACAAATCAAAGACTGTCGCTATGAAGACAGCAACGGTATCGGGCAGCGTAACGAGTTCTGTTCAAGAGTTTGCTGACCTACCATCCAATGCCACCACAGGTAACGTGTATGAAATCCTTGGTGACAACACAAACAACTTTGACAATTATTATGTGAAGGCTCTGAGTGCCAACACTTACGAAGAAACAGTCAAGCCGGGTATCAAGTATCAACTAGATGCTTCTACCCTTCCTCATGCACTGGTGTTGACCAGCGGTACATTCTCATTAGACGAACAAACATACGATGACCGTACTGTAGGTGACCTAGACTCTGCACCTGAACCGACATTTGTTGGACGTAAGATTAACAACGTGTTCTTCTATAAGAACCGTCTGGGCTTTCTGTCTGACGAGAACGTTATTATGAGCCAGTCAGGTTCATACTTTAACTTCTTTCCTACAACAGTAACCTCTGTTCTTGATGATGCACCGATTGACGTATCTGTCTCTCACACAAAGGTGTCTATCCTGAAACACGCTATCCCGTTTAACGAGTCACTAACTCTATTTGCGGACAGCACACAGTTCAATATCGAGAACTCTGGTAACCTTACACCTAAGACTATCTCTATCGTTCCATCAACGGAGTTTGAGAATGACACAAGAGTTGCGCCAGTTGGTGCTGGTAACTATCTCTACTTTGCAGCAAAGCGTGGCGACTATACGAGCATCCGTGAATACTTTGTGGAAGCGGATACGGTCATCACTGATGCGGCTGAAGTCACGGCTCATGTACCTAAGTATCTACCTAAGAATGTGGTAAAGTTAGTTGCGAGTAGTAACGAAGACATCCTTGTTGGACTGTCTAGTGAAGACCGCACAAAGCTATATGTCTACAAATGGTATTGGGCTGGTGAGCAGAAGCTACAATCTAGCTGGTCTATCTGGGAGATGCACTCAGGTTCTACCATTCTAAATATGCACATCATCGAGAATGACCTGTATCTGGTAATCAGTAGGTCAGATGGCGTGTTTGTTGAGAAAGTTCAACTTGGTTACCCTGATGAGAGTGACCTATCTTTCAATGTTAGATTAGACCGTAAGACATCTCTCACAGGTACCTATGACGCTTCTAACGACCACACCACATGGACATTACCTTATGTCTACGATGGTGACATGATGGCCGTTAAGTCAGGCGATTGGTCTGCACGAGAAGGTACAGACATCACAGTTACACGGCCCACAACATCAACAGTTCGTGCCTCAGGTGACTATAGTGATGACCCTGTGCTGATAGGTGTACCATACACAATGACATATGAGTTCTCTACTCAACACGTAAGAGAGAACGATGGTAAGCAATCAGTTCAATCTGGTCGTTTACAGCTTCGTACTATGCGTGTGAACTATGAGGACACAGGTGCTTTCAAGATTCAGGTAACCCCTGATACCCGTGACACCTATGAGTATGAATTTAATGGTGTGGTTCTAAACCAGTCTAACTCAAAAATCGAAGAGGTTGTTCTATCTGACGGAACATTCCGTTTCCCTGTTCAGTCTAAGAACGACAGAGTTTCAATCAAGATATTATCGGATAGTTATCTTCCCTGCTCATTCCAAAGTGCAGAATGGGAAGGCTTCTACACGATACGTTCACAGAGGATTTAATGCTTCTTAATGTAGTTCCTGCCGACCCAATGGACGCCCTTCAGCTTGCTCCCCGTCTACGTGATGGGGACAAAGCAGAGGTAAGGGCAATGGGTCACACGCCCTTCAACGCACTTATGGAGGCTTTTGATTTACCTGACGCTGAAGTGTTCAGTATTATCGAAGTCGAAAATGAGGATGATGAAGAGGCTGTGGGAGAAGTCATTGCAATGTTTGGTGTATCAACCTCCCCTGATGCACCTGAACATGGCGTCCCATGGATGCTGGCTTCCCCTAAATTAGAAACATATTCAAAACAATTTCTGCGTTATTGCCGGACTTGGGTAGACCGTCTCCAAGAGAGATACGAGGTCTTATACAACCTAGTTCATTGTCAGAATACACAAGGCTTACGCTGGCTACAATGGTGTGGCTTCGAGGTTCAAACGAAAACTAAGTACGGCTCAGGGGGAGAAGAGTTTTACTTATTTACGAGAGAGAGGAAGTAGTATGTGCGACCCTGTACAAATTGCCCTCGCTGCTGCCCAGACCTTTATGTCACAACAAGAACAGAAGGCCCAAGCTAATGCACTAGCGGCACAGCAAGCTAGACAGGCAGAAGCAGCAGAAGCGGCTTATAATCAAGATGTTAAAATCATCGAGAGACGTAAACAGGAAGAGATTAGAGCGGCAGCACAGGCACAGGAAGATGTGTACCGGGATGCCCTACAGAAAACTGCAACGGCTCGTGTAGCCGCTGGTGAGGCTGGTGTTGCTGGCCTGTCCGTTGATTCACTTTTACGAGACATTAGTTTCCAAGAAGGTACTGTACAAACACGTAATGTAGGTACGCTTAGAAACACAGTCGGTGCATTGGAAGATGACAAGACCCGTGCCTATTCAAATATGGTTTCACGTTTCAACTCTATGTCACCTATTGCACAGCCTAACTTCATAGGCACTTCGCTACAGGTTGCTGGTAATTATGCAACTGAAGCAAACATTACAAAACTTAATGAGATGATAAGCTAGGAGGTTTACCATGGCTACACCACGCCAACAAATTGGTAATGTAGTTGGTTTTGGCCAAGTACGTTCCTCCCCGGCTGCTCGTCCTATTGATGCCTATACTGGTGCGCCCCAAGCCTTCCAAGGTAAGGGATTTGCTGGTCAGATTGCAGATGCGCTGGGATTGGCTGGGCAATCTGTTGCTCAGTATAAAAATATTCAATTCAAAGAAGCGCAAGCAGAAGAAAAACGGTTAGCAGCAGAGGCGAGAGCAGATGCTAAATACAATGAACGTAAAGCAGAGAGAGACCGGGAAGCATTAGCAAAACAGCAAGCCCCTGCGATTGCTTCAGCAATGCGTAAAGAGGTTGGAGATGGTGTCATTAGTGCTGTTAAAGTAGGCAAGTTACACCCAAAACTATCCGTTATTAATCAGGCACACGTTGCTGAAATTG